TTGGAGCACACCTTGAAGTGCTGGTAACTGTTGAACGCTACGTCCAATTTCACCACTATCAAGACCGAAGAATGCTTGAATGCCCTTTCCAACACTAGCTGCTGCTGTGAAAGATTGCATTGTATCAAGGGCGTTGTCCATTGCCTTTGAAGACACTGTAGCATCCTTCATTGAACTATCAAGCTCATTATAAGCTCTTCTTAAGTTCTTTGCTTCCTCAGTATTGTGCTTGCCAGCCATTTCAAGCTGTGTAAGTTCTTGCTTAAGGGTACGGCTAGCCTCACGAGCACTTCCAAATTCTCGTGTAACAGCACCAACCTCAATCTTGAATTTATTAAGACTTTCAGTGGCATTGCCATAGTTACCGACATTACGCCCGAATTGCCCATAAGCTGTTTCCATTTCTTTGAGCTTATTGGTCAAATCGTTGGCTTCTGCTGTCATCTTCTTAATTATATCATTGTCACCAAGGTCTGTTGAATTGATGACAGTCTTAAGGTCTGCTAGCTTATCCTTCATGCCTTGCATTGTGTTTGCATAAGCATTTGCCGTTAATCTCTCTTGAGCTGCTAGCATTTTTTGGTCATTAACAGCTTCCTTGTATATATCTTTGGTTGCTTGAACCCTCTTATACACCTCATCTTGGCTTGCTGCAATCTTTGCATCAAGCTTTATTCCCTCATTCTTCAATGAATTAAGTTCCTTCTGAAGTGCAGCTTCCTCACTAAGAGTTTTTACATTACTAGAACCATTACTTGAACTAGTGGTAACACCCTTTAAAGAGTCAGCATTAATTGACACCTCAGCTTGAATATTAATCTTTTTGTTCTCAAGCTGTAAAATCTGATTTGATAGTTCTTCTAACTGTCTTTTTAAACTAGCAACAGCCTCTATGGACTCTTTTATGCCGTTAATCTCAATGGTGAATATTTTTTTATCCATAAATTATTTGGAAATTTAAGATATTTATTATATATTTGCAAAAATTAACAACTTAATTTATTTAAACATGAAAGATATGGGTAAAAAGGAGTACATGAAAGAGTATTATCAGAAAAATAGAGAAAAATTTCTCAGATATGCAAAAGAAAAATATGATAAAGACACTAAGAGAACTTACAACCAAAAATACTACGTCAACAACAAAGACAAGCTTAAAGAACTAATGAAACAATATTATTACAACAATAAAGAAAAATGGGATAAATATAACAACTATAACTCACCAATAGGAAGGGCATCTAGTTTATTAAAATCATATAATGCATCTGATGTGGAACACGATAGGGGTTTAGGGAATTTAACTCCAGAATGGATTGTTGAAAATATATTCTCCAAACCTTGTGCTCATTGTGGTAAGGAAGGATGGAAAATAATAGGCTGCAATAGAATAGATAATAGTAAACCTCACAGCAAGGATAACGTTGAACCTTGCTGCAAGGAATGTAATAATAAACTTCCAAGAAAACTCCCTTTAAATCAATTGGGTGAAATTAAGTTCGTTTAATTAATTTGAGTTTTGTTGTATTACCACCACTAGGGTCAAATCCGCTTATTTCACTAGTGTAGTACAAATCTGAATCATAGTGTACCAATGCACCACCTTTAAGCTGTATATATTCTGTTGGATTGATAAAAGCCTCAACTGTAACATAATTACTTGATAGCATTGGATATATATTGAAATAATTCGTCAACAACGATGTTTCACTATCCTTGTAGCTTAAGTTAACTCCATTGTACACATTTGAAGGTGCATATATATCAATTGGATAAAAATAATCAAAATGAGAAATTATTACCATGTTATGGTGTAGGTTTCCATCCCAATCATCTTCCAATTGCGCTTGTTGATTATTGTTGTTCGAATCTTTTAATGGTTCAAATGTTCTGAACCAAAAACGCTGTGGCAATTGATAACCTCTATGTTTCATTGATTCATAGTCATCGAAACCATCAATCATATACTCATCCTTAGAAATGATAGGAATATTTGTTGTTCCGCTTCCAAGTACAAACTGTGAAGAATATTCTGTATCAATCATACAATAACCGCTATATGTAAAAGGCTTATACCAAGTATAAGAGAATTGTGTGCTCTTAATTTGGTTGTTTGTCTCATACGTATCAGTATTCAGTATGACACTTGTAAATCCACTATCACCGTAATCCTTCCAATTTCTATCATTAATATGATTTGCTGGTACTGATTCATAGAATCCACGCTCTTCAGTGTCAATTCTATACTTGATAGCCATTTCCCTTGGATAATTGATATATGAGGATTCTGCTTCATCGCTTGAAACCCTATCATCAATATTGATGGCTGCTGTTATAAATTTGTCAGTTCCCTTATTTGTGGAAATGTCAACAGAATTTCCTTGGAAGTCATAGTTTAAGTTAAATGCCGTTTGCACGTTTTTAAGCCAATCTGAAACCTTCGTTTCAGCATTTGTAAAGTTCATCAAGTTCAACTGTGTTGGAAACTCTATTGGAGAATTCCAGCCATAGTTATCATATCTCAAAGCATTAATATCTCTTGGAGATACAGCTTCAATTGATAAGGTTACATCACCACTAGTTGTATAATGTACCATATTAGAACCATTCCAATAACCATGTTTTACTAGCATTACTTGTAAGATGTCATCCTTCTTCAAATAAACCATACCATTAACAGATGCCGTTGCAGATGAAATAGAAGTTCTTGTAAAATAACTGCTTGGGGCATTTGGAAGCCAATTCTCATTAAACTCATCAGAACATTCATATTGAGTTGGAAAGCCACTACTATTAATAGCCCTTACATTGCAATAGCCATATTCCTTATATAATGCATCATTTTTGGTCGAATTCGTTTTGCTCCAAGAGTAACCATCCTTGATGAAAGCCACTTGCCCACCATATCTTCTATAGGTATCTGATGAATCATTCTCAGCACCCATTGTAGAGATTCCACATATAAATGCTTCACTCACAACTGGGTCATACACCATTATATCCGATGTACTTTCATAAGCATATCCATAGTATGGGGTTTTATTATATGAAGAGTCGCTGATTTTGTCGTATTTTGTTATTTTTGCGTAGTTATCAGCCCTTACATAATCATTAAATTCACGCCCTAAAGCCTCATGTGGGTAGCAAGAACAACTAATAATCTTATTTGGGAAGATTTGCAATTCACCGCTATCACTATCACATTCTATATACGTTTCATTACTACTATTTCCATCTATACAAGTCCAATTATATTTTCCCTTTATTAATTCAATGTTGTCATCATAATTCTTAACAAGTTGAATTTCAATTGGAGTTGTTGTTTGCATCTTTGGGGTGATTCCTAAACCATTGACCATTGTTGGCGCACAGAAATAATGACAAGAGAACATACCTTGACCACAACCTATCCAAGTTCTTATATATTGGTCTGCTGTTAACTGGTTTGTTTGAAGCAATCTTACATCTCCACTAAGTGATACTTTGTAGAAACCATCTGCTGGAATCTGTATATATCCACCACTAGAATTGTACATTCTTTGATATTTGTCATATTGAAAGTAGTTTGAACCACCATAACAATTATCATTTTTGTTTAATAGATTCTTATAAAAAATATCATTGAAGTTGAAATAACCATTTTCAGCACCACCAACATAATGATAAGGATATTTTAAGTCTTGGATAAGGTAGCTATCCAATGAATTGTCCCAATCTTTGAAGTTCATCCTTATATCACATCTTCCAAATTTGGGAAGACCAACATTCCACTCTGGGTTCTGGTCTTCTGCAATATTGGTTGAACAATAGATATTGTTCAATATTGGGTCAGTGTATGCATCGCCACCAACAGAATATCCCTTATGCTCAAAGCACTTCTTAACTTCCTCAAGAAGATTGAGAGAAGGCCAGAACGTATCAAGGGTCTCAATATTACTATTGTCAATCATTGATTTTGGAGTATATTCCATATCCTCTGGTGGACATGGCTCATCCTCAGGCCAATCATCTGGTATCTTTCCACTCTTTTGGAAAGCTCCGTATGAGACAAGAGGAAACCAGAATTTTGATGTTGGGTCTTGGTTAACACTCTGTATGGTAGTGCCACCACTGAAATCAACCATCCATTCAACTTGAGGCAACGTCTCTTCACCAAATATTTCATCAAGCGTATTAATCTTGAAGTTAACCAAGTTGCACTCATACTCCTTGTCCTTTGCATTGTACTTTCTTACTGTCAACGAACCATCAAAAATAAGGTTGCTATCAGAGTACACTTGAGCATCATAACGAGCTTGAAACTTGTTGATTTTTGACAATGCGTTAGCATGACCAAATATCTTGTTGTTATTTGGTGTTGCAGGAATCTTGAACGAATAACTGTATTCGCCAGTTGTGGTAACGACCTTTGTTGGGTCAAACACAACATTATTGATTCTCAAGTTCAAACTATTTTGTGACTTAAGCTCAACTTGCTGTTTATGCACGTAAAGCTCAATGTAATGATTCTTATGTATTTCCATATTTTTTACAAGTCAGAATATTCGTAAGTAAATTTGGCAACATAAATGCCATTATATGTATTGTCTTCCTCAATTGAAATTGATTTTGGAATGATATAATATGTTTTTCCATTAACAACCGTCCAAACCTTCTTTGAACGCATTAGAGAGTTGAAAATGTATTTTCCATCCTCTTCCATTAAATGACTCTTTAGAGATACCGTCTTGCTATAATCTATTGAATATACCTTCTTCTTCTCAAACTCATTTGCGTCATAATAGTCGAAAATGTTCTTCTCATACGTTTCAGTTTCAACATCGTCAGATTCAGTGCGAGCACCAGTAAAATCAAAGAATGATAAGCCACCATATTCATTTCTCCATACAATCCTTTGGAAATACTCAGAAGCATTTAATGGGTTGATAATGTCAAACCTAACAACATCATTACCAATTTTTAACTCAACATAATTTCCAAGTTGCATATACTGTGGTGGTATCTCTTTTCCTCCATCATGAATGTAGTTTGAACCATATGGATGGGAACCAGTAGTGCCACTAGAATAGAGTTCTTCACCAATAGAATTCTTAACAATTAATGTTTCATTCCATCTTGCAGAACCACCTAGAACCGAATAAAGAATAGTGTTGTCATAAGTATACAATTTCATCTTACCTTCACTGCCTCTATCAACGTTTCCAAGATAGCTAGCACCATCTGCATATAAAAAATTATCACTTTGGTTTGCTTGGAATCCGATTGCGGTATATCCACTAACATCACCAATATGCTGCCACTCACCATCTTCTCTAATCAATTGTAAACTAAATGCATATGGTTTTGTGATTCCATATTCTGACATTGTTTCAAGAATTGGTGACATGTCAAATGCACATTCATCACCATAGAAGTTTTTTTCAACTGTGGTAATGTAATTACTATAATCACTAGTATCTCCACTGTACACGTCAACATCAATTTTACTATTGTAATACACAGATGAAGACGTTCCACTAGTTGCACTTACAGTCATATAAGTGTTCGGAATGTTTGTCATCAATATATTTGATAAAGTTGACCACTTAGAACCAATCGTCTTAGCAAGAAGATAAACACCACTGCCAGTGTGAATGACATCAAACTCAGCCGTTATCGCTGGGCAACACCTCATAGCTCTAGCAACATTCATTGCCGTAGAGTCTTCATCTATTGAAATGAAGAAACGCTTGTTATTATTGTTCTTTGCGCTCATAACATTAGTTACAGAATCACCCAATATGGTAATATAGTACTGTGAATCAGCAGATACAGTAGAATACAAACCACTATCAAATGTTAGCTCTATTGTTGCTTTATCGCCATATATATATTCTGAAACCTTCAATATATTTGGAACTTCGGTGAATGTCACCATCTTCACTGGTGAACTCTCTCCATTATATGTAATACTAGCCATTAAACCAATTATATATTTCTTGTATTATTTTATTAAATAAATTTTCTCCAACATGACCATCCCACGCTTTGGTAATGTCATCAAATACATTTGCCATGAATGGTCTTGGTCTTATACCATCTCTGCTTATCGCCCTTCTAATAAGGAATATTGTTGAATTGTCAGTTGGTATGCCATGCTTCCTAGCCCATGTTATTATTGGCTCAATTGGAGGCATCTTTGCTCCCTTCCTACGCCCATTCTCAATATATACAAGGTAGTCGTTCAATATAATGTCAAACACCAAGTCACCATCATTGGTTGCCCTAACTTGCAAAGTCTTGTATATGTCAGAGTTGGTAAGCGTATTAACACCAACCTTTGTGTTGATTCCAATGTTTGAATCCATCACCATCCTTACCAATTGCAATATATCCTTGGAGAACTCCATTATAATGCTTGAAACTTCCATATCTAACAATCTCTATTCTTTGGTAACTTTATTGGCGTTATTGTAAGGTTTTCACTAACAGTCTCACCACTTATTGTAATCTTTGTGTCAGTATCTCCACTGTAAGGTTTTTCATTGAAATTCTCATCCAATGTACATAGATTGACTGGATTTGGCATCTGGAGCGTCAAAGAGAGCTTAACACCACTCGATTGGTCATCTGTATACCTTGCAAGCGTAAGAATGCTGTAATCGTAAACTGAGAGCGTATTGTAATATTTACTATCTCCATCAATCTTTGCCATAATATTACATGCAATGGTATATGCATCATTCTGAACATCTAATACTGTATTTCCACTCTCACCATTTGGTTGTGATAATATATAGATGTCGAATGAAGCCTTGAAAATTCCAGTGGTAATGTTCAGTTCATGCAATGAAATGTCATCAACGTACACTTGGAACGTTGCATAATTGTTTTGAGCATTGTTAAACTTGTCACCTTGGTATCTGAATGTCTTAACGCCCTTATGACGTAATGACACATCCTTTATTATTTCAATAACATCTTTAAGCATATTTGTTTTATTTTAAACATAAAAAAAGGGTAGACTTATTATCTACCCCTTTTTGCTTTGCGTAATTGCTCTTGGAAACGGTCTTCTTCTTCTTCAACCATATTTTTCTCAATCATATAAGACAAATATTGGAGATAATCATTTAAATGGATTTCATAGATTTTCTCAACTTTTTCAATTTTCTCATCAGCAATATCGTAGATAGTTTTGACAGCTCCCCATTTTTCTGCAAAATCTCTATATGCCTTTGAGTGAGGTTTAGAGCTTCCTCCACCCTCATAAATAATTGGGAATTGCGATTTAATGTCAACCAAGAGCTTAAAAAAAAATTTATGATTGGCAACACGTTCATAACAGAAACCTTCTCCCACATCTCAATCCTCTTTGGCAATACCTCATTCTCAAAGGTTGAATCGTACTTCTCACCTTCTTTTCTACATAATATTGCCATAATTGCCGCATAATTGTGCTTGTCATTCTTAAGAACGGTATCAACGGCAATGTATTCACCAGTCTTAAGCTTATGTTGAGAATTAACCATATATACCTCACCGTTAATCTCAATTGAGTTTGTTGGCTTATCATACGTTGGGGTGTCTCCCAACCATGCCAATTCACTCATTATCTTCTCAGCAAACTCACTTGGCAACTCATTAATCTCATCTTGAGTCTTGTCACATAAGATTGAAAGAACATCACGAACATCAAATTCCTTATCCTTGTCGCTATAATACTCTTCAATCTTACTGAAAGTCTTTAAATCTAATTCATCCCAACTTGAAGGTATTGTCCATGAACCGTAATCAATTATATTCTCATTTGTTTCCATATTATTTGAATTGTTTAATACCGCTTGGTACAAAATTTAGTTTTGGTTGACCATAACTCTTGAAATCAGCTTGACATTGTAAACATATTCCCAATGAAGTCACAGTGTCATCGTGATAACCATCCCTCGCTGCATAAGTTATGTTGCCACCCTTAGTTAATTTAAATGTAAATGTGCTTAATTCTGAGTATAATAACTTGTTATCTTCCTCAAAATGTATCGCATTGTTAGCAATAGCGACTGCAAGAAGAGATATATACTGCTTTTTGCTCTCATTTGTCGTTGTAAATGTGTAAAAATTGGATTTTCTAACCAATTTCTTCCTTATTTCATTAGCCATAACCTCACCAATGGAGTTATTTTCAATATATGTGGCAATAGGGTTTATTTCATTGATGATTCTAGCAATTTTATCATATTTCATATCCAATGTTCCATCAATTTTATATTGCCTCACTTGATTATCTTGATTTATAATCGATACAATCGTATTATCTTCACCAACTGATGATGGGTCAACACCAATCCAACACTTTCCCCTCTCAAAATGACCATCAAAACAGTTCTCGAAGTTTGGAAATACTGTCAAAGCATTGTCCAAGAACTCAACCTCAAACTCTTGTTGGAATGCTAGTGGTGGATAACCCCTCTTTAACTCTTCAATTTCCTCATTGGAAATCAAGTCATCATCATATATTGATGCCGTAAGCTGTTTATAACCCTTTTCACCATTATATGCCTTGAGATACAAATCATAATAACAACCTTGTCTACCATTTGGAGTCGATATAACCAATACTTTTGGCTTTCTAGCCTTTATAATTGGATAGATGACGTTGTAGTAAGGGTCACTTCCATCTGAAAGCTGTGAGGGAAAGAATGCAGCCTCATCAAGCACCAATAAACCACTCACAGTATTACCACGAATGGCTGTTGCACTCTCCATTGAAAAGAACTTTAACGTTGAACCATACACTGATTCAATCTTTAGGTCAGCAGCATTGGCTTTGCGAATAATACCAGTATTCTCAAGAAGTTGAGATAATTCAGCAAATACCTTTTTACCTTGAGAAAATGATGGTGATATATATGCACTAAATTTATTTGGGGTGCAAAGATATTCAATTAGCATAATCTCAGCAAATACAGTCTTTCCACACTGTCTTGACCACCTAGCAATCAAAAATTGTGTGTCCTTCTCATGCATGATGTCATATGCTTCCTTCTGCTTCTTTGTGAGATTTATGTTAAAATTAATTTTCATCCTTGTTATCAAACCCAAAATTTACAGTGACACCACCTTCCTTGTCACTGTTAATCATTATTGCCGTATCTGGCATCTTCCTCTCAACACCAAATATCCTTGACATTGAATCCAATATGCCTCTTGCATTATAAATATCGCCCTTCTTAACAGCTTCCTCCAATAATGCCTCATAACGTCCATAGAACAAATTCCTAAGTCTCTCAGCCTCAACATCACAATCAACGGCAAACCTATCCAAGGCTGCATTGTAATAATTGGCTGCTGTTCTATTTGCCAATGGTCTTGCCATTCCCTCATATAAACCCTTGGTTATCTTCTCAATAACTTGAGAACGAGACACCCCATTAGCAATGTCACAGTAAACCAAGGATACAAGCTCATCAGCAGCATTGTACGATTCTGTCTTAATTGGAATCTTACCCTTTCCACTTGGAACTCTCTTTGCTACCCTATATTTCTTGCTGCTATCTCCATGTGACTTTGCTAGCATAACTTATCTTTTCATTTTTCTATAAGACCTTACTTTTGCCATTCTTTCCTTCCTCTTTTCGGCATCTATAAGCTCTTTATTTTCCTCTTCCTTCATAACTATAGGCTCTTTCTCTTCAACGCTCTCAGAAGGGCTAGAAACCACCTCATTTGCCTTTTCTCGTTTGTAATGGTTAAGTGCTTCTTCCAAGTCGTTAATTCTCTTTCTAATGCAACTTCCACAATTGGTTGGATTTACATATGCTCTAAGCACTTTGTTATAAACCTTTGTCAATTCTGTTCCATCGATATAATAACCCTTATTCCTTAATTCAATGGCTTTCTCAACATACTTAATGTCTTCCTCTGTAAAATTGTAAATAATCATTTGTCTTGTCTTTTATTTATTATTATTTCCTCACCTTGATTTATGATTTCAACGTCATATTCCTCATCACCCTTTAAATCTTCAATCCTTACCGTTCTTTGTTTCTGGTCAATCCACATTGCCAATGCATTCATTGAAGCAAGTATAATACCACCAATTCCTACATATAAACATGAGAAACTAAGCCAAATCGTTGTGTAGATGGTTATTAAAGACCAAAATGTAAGGCATAGTTCACAATTAAACGGTTTATAATCTAGCCATTGTGGTAATCCCCATTCATCAGTTATCTTGTGTGCAAGGTATCTCACAATGAAGAACACCGTGAACACCCCAATAATCTCTTCAAGTGGTGATGGTGGATAATAGCTTATAAAACTACCAAGCAAATCACCAAGCATCCAAGCACCCAATGCAACCATACCATAAATAATTTTGTTGTTCATCATATTAAATCTCCATACATGTTATAAAATAATTTTCTTATGTCGTTCTTATTGATGTTTTCCTTAACCCATCTCATAACTTCAATCACCTTTTTTCTTGAAGCTTTTATCTTTGTTGTTTCAGCTAACTTCTTGAATGTCATATTTGGTACTAATGTCTTAACCTTAAACAAATAGAAATGCTCTGAATCAAAATTGTCTTCAACTTGCATCATAATGTAGAGTGTGGAAAAATCTACAAACAAATCATGCATTACTTTATTTATAGCTGGGTCATTTGTCTTGTTGTAAAATGTTTCATACAAATCATTGATATGGTCTGAACTAATGTTCTTATCTCTCTTCTTATTCCTTGAATATCGTTGCTCATTCATAATATTGTTTTTGAAAGCCATAAAGAAATAAGATTCAATTCCATGTGGGGTTTTATCCTTCAATTCCCCTTTCTTGATAATTACGTCATAACACTTAAGAATGGTGTCAGAGTAGATGTCTTCATCCCAAGTATATTGTTTCTCTTGACAGAATTTCCAGTATTTGTTCTTAAGTTCAGTGTAATGGTTGTTAATGTAATTTAAAAATATTGTTTCGTCCTCCATACAATAAAAAATAAGATTTTTAGTTTTATATTAAATAAATAGTACAATAATTCTAAAAATGCTAAATCCAAACAAAAAAAAAATAAATATATCAACAAATTATATGTTCCACAATATGTACCAAAAATATACCGTATTTCTTAACACGCTGTTATTCAATGGTTTAAAATAAATCAAAATTAATTTGTGATAGTTTATGAATAACTTCCATACAATAAATATTTTTTAATATACGAAATGTGTAAGTTGCTCATTTACAATATTTAACAAGGAATATTTGTGAGAAACTTATAAAAGACCTACCTTTGCAAATATTAAAGTTATATATGTACCATCAAATGTACCAAGTATTATGAAGACATCTCAAGCAACGATTCATTATTATCTCAAGACCTCAAAGGTTTTGTCAGATGGTTCTCACCCAATTATGTTGAGGGTTTGTTACAAGGGTTTCAAGGACATTTCTTCTCATTATTCTTGCAGTGTTAAGCATTGGGACAAGAAGAATGAGTGTATAAAAAAAGGTTATCCAAATTATAATGTGGCAAATTATGAATTAAATAAATTGAAGGGTAAGATAACTTCTAAGAGGGATGAGTACATAAGGTTAGGCATTGAGTACACTCCAAAGATGTTATTGTCTTTTGATGAGCCAAAGAAGAGTGTAAGTAGTGTTGTGTGTGAGCTAATTAGTTCATATATGATTGAGAAGGAGTTAAGCAAGTCTACTTCAAAGGGGTGGATATATACTTCTCGTATGATTGATAGGTTTTCCAATGGTGTTATAATCACTGAGATTGATGAAGGTTGGTGTAAGCGTTTTGGTAGATGGTTATTGGACAATGGTTTAAATGAGGGTACTGTGAGAACTCGTTTGGGTCATATTGCAGCCATTTATCGTTATGCTTGTGGTAAGGGCTTATGTGAAATGTCTCAATATCCTTATAGGGATTGGAAGTACACTCAGAAGTTCAAGATAAGTGAGAGGATTCAGTATATTGACAAGCGTAGTGTTGATATAATCAAGGAATATTTTTTGTCCAAGGTTATAAAGATGACTTCTGAGAGAAGGTTTACATACATAGATGATGGTTACGTTAGTTACAAGAATCGTTTGTTTGGTTTATATTTTTGGCTTCTTGGTTATTATTTTCAAGGTCTTAGTCCAATTGATATGTGTATGTTGAGAAAGAAGGACTTTGAGATTAAGCAGATAAATGGTGAGGAATGGTATTGTATCGATACTTCAAGAATGAAGACAAAGGTTGGAGTTAAGATAAGGATTAAGGTACATACGATTTATTCTCAAGTGATGATTGGTAGGATGTTGATGGAGGGTGATGAATGGTTTTTGCCCATTATGCATGGTCTTGATGGTAGGGATTTGGATAAGTGTAAGACTCGTTTATCGTCTATAATGGGTTATTGGATGTGTAAGAGTCTTCATGAGTGGTGGAAGGAGGTCAATAAAGTTATCATTGAGAAGAATGTGAATGAGGATTTAAACATTCCTTTGATTGATGAGAATGCCACCTATTATTCTTACCGCCATTCGTGGGCCCAATCTTTCTTACAGAAGGGTGGTAATATTTTAGCTTTGGCTACTCTATTGGGACGCTCCATAAATGGTATCAGCACTTATGTTCAGCAATTGAGTGAAGAAAATGATTTGGTCGAGGCTGTTAGTGTGATGGATTAAAACTCTATGTGGCTACAATTGTTGGTGCTGCTTCTCTCTTGGCTAGGAGTGCTAATACTATAGCTACATATGTTCACCAGTTGCAAGGTAACAAGGAGATTGCTGATGCTGTAAAGTTTTTGGATGACTAAATGAAGTGAGAGACCCCATCTATCAATAAATAGATGAGGAATTAGAGCACAAGTTCTAGTTCCTCATTTTCTTTACGCATCAGTTCACAAAACTCTTCAAAACTCTTCCTATGTCTACGCTTGTTATTCGCAGTGCTGCAAGGCACAACATTTGCGAATGTATGCGGCTTGTCGTTGTATATGCGGTCAAGACCCATCTCACTCCAATGATACTGTTTTCCATCGTATAAGTCTCTCTGTTGCAAAGCCCATACGTAATACTCAAGAGGTGGTAGTAGGTCTTCGTCTTTTCCACACCTACCGTATTTTATATCTGCTCCTAGATTGCTACATCTAATATTATATGCATACCCTTCAAGTGTTGCTCTACGTTCAGCGTCATATTGCTTTCGTTCCTCAACATGTTCAGTTCTGTATTGCTTGCCGTATTGCTTTAAGTAATCAGCATGTTCAGCTCTGTACTGCTTGCCATATGTAGCAACCTCATCAGCATGGTCAGCATTCCATTTGGACTTGTATTGCTTGAAGTAATCAGCATGTTCAGCTCTGTACTGCTTGAAGTAATCAGTATTTTCATTTCTGTACTTGTCATCATACTGCTTTCTACACTCCTTGCATTCACCTTGCAATCCGTCTTTCTTGGTTTTGTTTTTACTAAAGCAATCTAGTGGTAGTTCCCTTCCACACTTGGAACATCTTTTTGTATTTTTCATTGTATTAGATATTTTAAGTTTTTTTTTTATGCCAAGCTATCTAGCAATTCTTGGAAAGCTCTGCGTTCAATGTTTGCCACTTTTGTTGGTATTGTAAGCCAATGTGGTTCTAGTTTTGCCCATATAAGTTTTTTAAGCAAGTTTATACGTGATTGTCTATTTCTTGGAACGTATGTTATTTGTCTGTTTGAGCAATTGACAACAAATTCTTGAGAGCCTATAACTTCCTTGCAATTATCATTGAATCTTTCTTTTGTTTTTTCGTCTTTCTTTGGGTGTTTTTCTGAATGTTGTTCGAATCGTTCTAAGACCTCTTGTGGCGTTAATTTTGTCTTGGAGTATAAATACCCACGCATTGATATACGATTGTTATGGAGACAGTTTCCTGCGGTTACAACGTTATCCTTTGTTTCTTTTGCAGCACTAGTGATTGAGTCACAATGTATTTCAACTCCATCTTCAGTATATAGCCATACTTGTACTTTTGGTTTTCCTTTCATTTTGATTTGGTTGTTGGTATTTTGATAATTTTTGGTCTAAAGATGACCTTTTGCTTGATGTAAGGTTTTCCTTTTCTGCAATAAACGCTTACTAGTTCTGGTGTCGTATACCAATCCATTGCAGCTTCCTTATAGCCTTCATATTCTTTTATAAGGTTTCCTTGAAGGTCATATGCTTGTATGATTGTCTTGGTGCCATAGAATTCTAGTCTTGATAGTATTTCTTTTGTTTCTTGTACTACCTTTTGCCATATATTCCAATTGATACGTCCAGTTTCAGTTGTGTCATTTAGTTCCGCATTTTTTAGTTCTTCAATTGATTGGTATAGTTCATTTTCGTTTGTTTCCTTCAATATGTGGTTGGTATTGAAGCGGTCTTTTAGTTTAAGTCTTCCATCCATGTCCTCTATGCAAAGATATAAAAAATTATTGAAAAAAGCAAATTTTAAGAGAGCTTTTTTAGTTTAAAAGTTCATTGGAATCATTGTTTTTTCTTTCTACCCTTTCCCTTGTTTGATTCCTTGTAGTGTTCAATGGTCTTGGGATTGTTTTTGTTTTGTTTATCACTTACTAAACGCAAGTTCTCTAACCTATTATCGTCTCTTACGGTGTTGATGTGGTCAATTTGCATTCCCTCTGGTATTTCTCCATAGAAGGCTGACCATATGAACCTATGCTTGAGAGTGTGTTTTCCATCTATGCATACGTAGAGATAGCCTTTATTACCAGCTCTATACCCTACTTCATTTCCGTACTTGTTGAAGATAGTTCCATCTTCGTAAACTGTGTGTTCTTTGTAAATTTTTTCCATAAGCTTTTGTGTTTTTCTATAAATAGTTTTTAGTTTCAAAAAGTTTCGATTTTCAAAAGGAAATTTGTGTTTTTACTTTGATTTTTTGTAGTGTAGATGCAGCCATAGCTTATCGTATTGGTCTTTCAGCGCTTCTAGGTAAGTTCTTCCCTTATTGGAATCTAGTTGTTCCTTGTATTTTTGTACTTCAGTTTTAAGTTCTTGTTTGAATACAGTTTCTATTTCTTCTTGTGTTTTACAATTTTTGAACTTTTCACACCAAGTTACATAGAACACTTTATAATCAAACTGTTGTTGAATGGAAAAATCTTCTTTGGTTTTTCCAGATTCAACAACATTGTTATTGTTTTCTATACTGTTAGTAATAGAAGTTATAAGAAAAGACTTATCTTGTCTTTTCTTATCTTCTCTTATCTTATCTAGTGGCTCATTAGCTTCAATTTTACTTGTTTTTTCTACTAGTGGCTCATTATGAGTTTTAACCTCTTCTGTTATTGCTAGTGGCTCATTAGCTTCAACTATTGGTAATAGCTCATCAATTTTGCTATGTAGTCTATAATGTGTACAACGGTGATTTGTGCCACTTTTACGTTCAATTACCTTTTTGGTAATTAACTTAATTAGCACTCTTTTCAATTGCGCACTAGACATTGAAGCTCCTTCTGCTATTTCATTTAGGCTGACATAAAACCATCTATCATGTTCTTTTGCATAGATGCTGTAATTCATTCTATAGAAGCATAATGTTGCTACAACGTTCTTTTCTGTAATATCCAACTTAGTACTTTCTTGGACTCTCTGAGGAAGGAAAAACCAATCCTCGCTTGGTGTTTGTTTTTTATTTGCCATATCATTTTCCCTTTATATCAATTATTACACATTTTCAAGTCCTTTTTTTTTTAATAAGGTAAGGAGGGAGATATAAAGGACTTGTGTAAACCCTCCTTACCAATGAAAATGCAATGTTGCAATCATTACATTAATAATTATCGCAAAGATATAAAAAGTTTTCCAAAATTGCAAATTATTTTGAAGAAAAGTTAAAAAATGTTTGTTTTTCTCGTTTTTTTTCCATATCTTTGCAATAGTTATAGTGAGAAGGTGGTGGTTGTTGTTCTTTTTTTGCCATCAATTTTTTATAAATTCTTTCCCATCACCTTCTTCATTTTTAAAATAAATATTACTAAAAAACACAAAGTATGGAAAACAAGAAAATCTATCCAAGTCAGCAGTTGGTATGTGCATTAGATGCGCTATCGCTCAAAGTATTTATGTGGCTTTGCGGATGGCAAAGTCAAGGAGACATTAAGTTATTTGTTGGTCAAATGTCAAAGTTCTTGCATATTGATGAAGAAGAGGTTGAATTGAGCATTCAAACGCTTTCAAATGCAAAGTTAATTACCATCAAGAAGGATGACAAAACGTTTATTGCGAATCTTAATGGTGAGCAAGTTCAAAAATATTTCTCAACCCCAATTGCTAAGATAGCTGAAAGCGGTGGTGTACCTAGGGCAACAGAGGTTACATGGAATAAAACAAGTGAGGCTAAGAAAGAATCTTCAGATAATCTAGATGATATGTCAGAGCAAGAGCTTAAGATGCTTTTATTAAGAATAGAGGCTTCTTTGAACGAGAAGCAGCAAATAAAAAAAGCTGTTGTTTCACCAAATAATAAAGATGTAGATGACCTCCCTTGGTAATGAAGAAGCGATATGAAATGTTTACCAAGGATGGTAAGATATGGAGCGATTGGTTTGATTATGATGGTGAGCAATACCAATGGCAGCTTAAGGGTAAACTAAAAAATGAGTATAAGTCATAAGACCATACTTAGGTTTTTTATATACAACTTACTCATTCCATTGGGTAAGACATGACCAATGATAGACGTAGGTGCTATTGTTGGTCATTTTTTTTTAGATTTAAAATCTTCCCACCTTGATAACTACCCACCTTCTTAAAACAAATGCAATATAGAAGCTAGAAATGATACTTCGTAGGGTCGTCTACGAAAAGTATAACTTAGGCAAAGGAAAACAAATAAATATGCCATCTAAAAATGGTAATTTTCAAAATTATAATTAAAGTTAAAAGAGTAGCAGTCGCTACTCTTTTTTTGATGGATAAAACCAAGTCAAATGTTGATTTGATTTGTCTTTTTCCCAATTTTCTTCAGTGTATTCATCTTTATAAGCTAAAACGACTTTTTCACATTCTTTTCTATACTGTTGTTCAGTGTAAAACTTGTCTTCGAAGAATTCGTAAACAATTGTTTCGTTAAGTTCATCAGCAATTTTTTGTGGGTCTTCTTGCTGACATTTCTCTTGCAGTTTTTTACTAGATATTCTCATATTTTTTGTTCTTTGTTTAATCATTTTTCCCTTCAAATTCACATTTCCAATAGCCTTTCATATCTTAATATACTTTTTAGATTTCTTGTTGCAAAGATACCAAAAAAAATTGAGATAACCAAATTTTAAGTTAATTTTAAGACAGATTTAACAGTATGTTGATTTTAGGTTAAACTGGTTTAATTATCAAATACAAGATTAAGCTATTTCCTGACCTTCTAGCAGCGTTAAATGATTGTTGTGGTATAGTTGTCCATTGAGACAAAACAAAAGCCTCAGAAGCAAAATCTGAGGCTTATGTATTAAATCCATTCTATGTTATGTTTTTGCAACCATTCAAATTGTTTTTTTGATGGTTTATTATATTTGAAGAATCGCCCTTTATAGGTTGTTTTGAAAGTATTATAGTCTCGGTCTCCAGTTCCTCTTGCACATTTGTTTTCAACATATTCTTGGAGTGACTTGGTTACAAAGTGCTTAAGGTATGCTGTTTCCCATGTCACCAATTGGAATGGTGCTTGACTGCAACGTCTTCCGTCAGCGTTATAGCAGTTCAATGGATTTGTTGGCACATGAGGATTGCCATAGTAGCGTATAAATGGCAAACCACCCTTAATAATTGATTTGACATGCATATTTTCACCCCATGCATACTGGACTTTTATGTCCTTATCACAAGCCTTGGTAAATCTTTTCATCAATGGTCTATTTTCGTATTCAATCAAGCCATTGCTTGTCATGCATTGCCAATTAATAAGTATACATTCCAAGTCGTTTGGAAAAGATTCAATATATTCACCAATTGTCTTATGTTTTTCAAGAATGAGGAATTCATCAAAATCGAAGAAGCAAATCCAGTCATATTCATTGCCATGTTTTATATAACAATCGTTATAAGCCTTGTTTTGTGCTTGAACAATTCCCCTAAAATCGATAATTTCAACTATTCCTTGGTCAATATAATCTTGCAATACCTCTTGAAAAAACTCTTCATTATACTGGTTATTATCATAAATGAAAAAATGGTCAACACCTAGTCCAAGGTAATGTTCCACGAATTCCCTTGCATATAGGTTTTCTAGTCTTCCTATTGCACATAAAGCTACTTTTAAATTACTCATTTGTCAATTGTTTATAATAATTATCTTTTTCAATCTCAAAAACATGAAATTGTTTGGTAGAAACACCATCCAAACCATAATGGCTGATAATCATTGGCACATGTTTATATGTTGCCCCATACTTCATTATGGCTTCTCTTGTGAACTTCCAATCACCAGCGATAATACAACTCTCATCATACTTTCTTTCCTTATGCAATGATGTGCGAATGAAAGTGGATTGATGAGGCAATGCACTTCTCTTGAAGAAACTCTCATCCAATACATCTGGGTATTTTGACTCAAATTCATTCGAAAATACATTTAATGTATAGTTAACCAATGAGTTGTTCATACGAAACATAATCTCATTACCATAGACTATATCACAATCCAATTGGTCATAAACCTTCTCAATTGTGTCCTTGGAATGAAGGAAATCACCAGAGTTGAGAAAAAGTAAATAATCACCATTAGCCTTGTCAATGCCTTTATTCATGGCATTAAAGATTCCATTGTCTTGTTCACTGCACCAGTAATATAGTTTATCCTTATGTTGCTCAATCAATTCCTTTGAACCATCACTTGAACCGCCATCAATGATAATGTAGTCGATTTTGTCAAAAAAGGTTTGGGAGAGAACGCTATTAATTGTTCTCTCCAATCCTTTCTTGTTATTTAAATTTATTGTTATGATTGAAATAGTCATTTGTCAACATATTTTTGTTATTTGAGGTCTACATGTTTTTTAAATGGTTTGTATATCTGCTGATTTGGATTTGGAGCATTGAGCTTTGGATGTTTTTCACAACAGTCACATTGACACGCACATACATCAGCCAATGGGTAGTACTCGTTATGCTCACATATAAACTTCTTAAGTTGGTCTTTCAATACCTCAACTTGATTCCTCAAATGCTGACTTACATAAGTCATATCCTTCAAGTCTAGTGAATCGCTGTTGTCAGATTTGCCCTTTGTTACACCAACTTCAGATATATGTGACCATATCATTGGAAGTGCCTCATAAACTGTAGCGAATGCTAGATATTGCCACAATCCGCCATCAGTTAAAAGCGTTGCAATCTCTGGTGATACCGTATTGTTCTCAACTTCTTCCTCTATCTCATCGAAAAGGTCACTCCCTATAAGAGGTTTTACCCAAATCTTCTCAGCCACACTTATATAGTTCTTGATTTCAGCCATATTGTAATTAATTGGAATTGGGCTGTACTCTTTAAAGTATTTTTCATTGATAATCATTGTTTATTCCTCCACTTTTTCCTCTTCAACGTTATTTTTTTCTTCTTGTGTAACATCCTCTGCTGGTTCTGTTCTCTCTTCAACATTGGCATCTTTTCCAAAATCATTGAATGATAGAGGCTTCATAATTACAGATACATCTATACCATTCATTTTTAGCATTTGGTTAAGAGTTCTGATGACTGCCATGCGGTTTGAATTGCCAGTAAGCTTATTGTAAAGCTGATATGCTGTTTCAAGCTTATCTGCCTCACTTGCAAAACCAGTCTGTCCAACATCGGGCATACCTACCAATGATGCATTTGGAATTTGATGTGATGCAAGGATTCTTGACACAGTTCTCTCATTTGCTGAAGCATATAGATTAATGTTTCCACTGTTTGATGTAAATGGTACAAATTCTGGCTTGTTTTCATCCACATTGTTTCTGAATGTTACCATTACAGAGTTAGCGTTATCACTTCCTTGGAACATCTGTGTAACATTCTTGATGATTGCTTGACGTTGTTCATCAGTCTCAACCTCGTTAAGTACTAGCATACCGCTAGGAACGAAATTATTAACCGTTGTTTTGAGGTCATAATTAACATATTCAATTTCAGATTGGATTGCTTTGATACCAGCTTGATAGTGTGGCTGAGTATAATATGTCATCGCTGGTGAATACTGCCTATATACATATAAGTATGGTTTTCCTCTTTTAATCAAATCATCTTCCCTCATGTCAAATGCATCAATTTGGAATGGTGTGTTTTTACCAATCTCAGTCCAATCATTACAAATCCAATATGATGTGATTTGACCATCCTCATCATACTCACCCCATCTTACTTTATCCAAGGGCATGTGCCAAAATGAGAAGGTCTTGTTATCTTTGTTCTTAATGATTTGGATTGCATATGAACCATAAAGCATATAATCTAGTGAAATGTTCTTAATCAAGTCATCCCAACTCTGTGCATAGTTAGGTATAACTTGTGAACCATCCACTTGCATTGCATCATAATCAACACCATTTCCAACTATACTCTGGACTCCAAAGTTAATACAAGCTCTGTGTGTAGGTGATTGATTGTAAAGGTCAAGAAGTAGGTTTGGATAATTGTTTTTTACACCGTAGTTAACCCACCCCATTGCATTTTTCTTGGTAATTGCAGAACCTTCAATTTGTTTTTCAAGTCTGGTAAGGAACAAACCACCATTTGATGTTGGTATCTTTGGTTTGTTCTTGCTTCCTACTGGTCTACTCATCGTTTATAATAGATTTATTTAGATTATTATAGATTTATTATAAACATGAATAAAAAAAGGATAGAATATGTTTTTCTACCCTTTTTTTAAAAAATATAGTTTATACTATGAAGTCGCATTTTGTATAGTCCAATTGGCTGGTATACCATTAGCTGTTCTTGTCCATGAGTTCATTGTTGAGAATTTTACAAATGTACCATTTGTAGATACACCAGATAACCAATTGGTAGTACAATTTTGGGCACTTATATCAGTTGCAAGACATTTTACCCAGTTCAATTTAGTGCAATTAAGGAACATACCAGCATAGCAGTTTAGAACCAATGTTCTAGCTAGTAATTGAGGTGCTCTAGTTAGGTTTACACAGCTTTGGAACATACCTTGATAGCAATAATTTGCTAATGTTGTAGCAGGTAAACTAGTCGGTGCTGATGTTAAACTAGTACAACCTTGGAACATGCTAACACAACAAGAATTAGCCAATGTTGTTGCAGATATTTGCGGTGCTATTGTTAAGCTAGTACAACCTTGGAACATACTTTGATAGCAACTAGTAGCTCCAGTAAGGTTTGTGGCTATCAGATTATATGCTGATGTCAATGATGTACAACCTTGGAACATACCTTGATAACAGTTACTATATAATTTCGTAGCTGGTAAATTTGGTGCTGCTCTTAACGATGTACAACCATTGAACATACTTTGATAACACCCATTAGCTAAAGTTGTAGCTGGTAAACTTGGAGCTGTGGTTAAGCTAGTACAACCTTGGAACATGTAGCTATAACAGCTAGTAGCTAGTGTTGTAGCTAGTAAACTTGGAGCTGTTGCCAAGCTAGTACAGCTTCGGAACATACCATAATAACAGTTACTAGATAATGTCGTTGAAGATAACGTTGGTGGTGTTGTTATACTTGTACATCCATTAAACATATCATTATAACAATAATCAGCTAATGTCGTTGCTACAAGTTCCAAATTCTCAACACTTGTCAAATTCGTACATCCACTAAACAAGTTTTTAAAAGCATAATTCTTTCCGTTAAGACTTGTTATGCCTTCAAATTCATCTCCATATAATAGTGACATTGGATTACCCACAGCTTCAAATCTACCACTTGAAGAGAATCTACCAATACCAATGATACTTGTTGGAGTTAACGTTGCCTTCAACATTATCTTGTTACCACTTGTTACGGTTGGAGAATCTGTGTCACTTGCAAGAGTAGACCATGTTATACCACTATCAAGAGAATAGCTAATTGAGTTACCACTGAATTTAAATGTACCATCCTCAAGTGCAACAAAAGTTAATCCGCTATAATTTGGTGGTGTAGGTGTTGAACCGCTTGTTATCTTTTGATATATAACATCCTCATTGCGATATACCTTCACAATGTTATCATCAGCAAAATACCAATCATTTATGTTGTTTTCGTTATATTTTATCATAATCCTTCTATATATAGTAAAATTATTAACTGATGGCTTCTATGATATACTGTCCCCATTCTGGGTCATTCTCATAATCAATTACAGCTTCACTTGGAACGTAAACTGTTCCATAACCATTTGAGAACGGAGTATCATTGAACACATCAACACCAATCGATGGTGGAGTTGTTGGATATGATTTGATTATAGAAAAATCACTGCATCCATCAAACACGAAATCACCGAAGCCTACAAATGAATCTGGTAGTGTGATTCCATTTAAAGAACAATTCGCAAATGCAAAATCGCCTATTATCTCTAGAGTGCTTGGCAGAGATATTTTTTGCAGTGAATAACAACTGTTGAATGCATCTTCACCTATCTCATATACATCACCATCAAATTGAATTACACCTTCATGTGTACTTGAATTATAATTATAGATATAACCAACCGTTTGCCCTTGGTCATCTTTGAAAGCGTTGAAATCTATAGATTGCTCTATATCAGTGTTTGCTGTAAAATGAATGACATCGCCCATAAGCTCTGGTTCCGCTGGCATATCTTGACCGCTTCCAATTGGTTGTATGTTAAACTGACCCCAATCCATATCATTCTCATAATCACTTACTGATTCTGATGGTACATAAATAATGCCTATTCCTTGAGCAATTGGTGTGTCATCAAATACATCACCGCCATACATAGGAGGTAAATCAGCATAAATGGTAAATGATGTAAGTTCAAATCTACCTTGGAATGCATTATAACCAATAGTCGCTATAGTGCTAGGAAGCACAATTGATGCCAAATTATCTGAATGCGCAAATGCTCTATCTCCGATTTCATATATATCGCCATCAAACTCAATTGAACCGCTTAATGCATTAGAATCAAATGTATGACTTACAACATTTAATTGGTCTCCATTTTCATCTTTTATTTGAGTTTCATCAAAACCTAACATACCATCATTATCTTTGGTATATGTAATTATATTGTTTTCTTCAAATGTTCCTCCACTGTATATTAATGTTTCACCAATGTAGGCAGCACTTACATCAGCACTGCCTAACTTTAATGAAATATCTAAAGTTCCTAATTTTACACTCATATCATTTAAATTTAGCTTACAACGTTAGTTATTATATACAATGTAGAAGCATCTACGGTACCAGCTTGTACTAGTGCATCGTAATCAGCTTGAGTAATCTGTTGCAGTTTCAAACCACCAAGTGTATCATACACAGCCTTTGCAGATGGAACTTGAGAATCTGTTGAACCGCTTGTAATTGCAGTAACAATTGAGGAAGTGTTAACCTTTCCACTAACTGCTTCAGTTATTGCTGATGTCGTTTGAGCTGATGTCCAATATTGCGAAATATCAACACTTTGTGCATCTGTAATAATGTAATATGTATCAGCACTAACGGTTCCTGCAGTAACAAGAGCATCATATTCGGCTTGTGTAAGTTCAACTGTTGCGTTTCCACCACCTTGTATAGTAATATTTCCATTACCTAGAATAGACTCATTGTTAATTGTCTTGATGTTTGTTCCACTGACCAATGTGTCTTGTTTTCCACTCACTGCTTCTGAAATTGCTAGCGTAACTGCTGTTGTATCAGCTTTACCACTTACAGCAGCATCTACTTCAGATTTAGTGTATACGGCACTAGAATCAGCTTTTCCACTGATGCTTTCATCAATCATAGTTTGAACTTCACCAGAGCTTATGCCACCTCCAAGATTGTCTTGAAGTTTAATCATTGGCTTCTCATAGTAATTTGATGTTGACGTGTCATTAGTATCTGCAATGTATATATCGCCATTCTGCCTTATCTCAAATGCACTATGTCTTGCATTGTCAGCAGTACCATTACCAACTGAGAATAAGGTGTTACCACTATTACCAAAAGAAGTTGAATTATAGTATGCTTGATTAAAACGTCCACTTGCAAACTCATAAGGATTTTTAACTATATTGCTATTACCTAATGCTACACAAGCACTCATACT